GTTGCAAACCCCCGCTTTAGTCCCGCAATGGGCCCCAACAAGTTGCTATCTATTTCTTTTTATCTTTTTGTTTTCTGATGTTTTTTGCTTTTTGAAAGTTTTTAAATGTTTCTATGAGCTGGTCCTATAGCCCAGTCCCCGAACAAAACAAATATTTACATTTCTAGAATACTGCCTACTTCCGTAAACGTCGTGTTGTTTTCTTTTTCTGCTTCTGAGGTGGGGGAGGAGGTCCTAAATACTTTATAGCTGCTGCTTGGGCCATGCCTAGAATCTTTTCTTTTGCAGCAGACAGGGCCGCAGAAGCCACTGGTGCTAAATAAGGCAAAGCACGTATAGCTGCAGCACGAGCTAAGGCAGCAATGGCGGCCAAATGAACAGGATTCTCAAAGAAAGGTCCGATATCAGTGAGCCCTAAAACGGCTCGGTGCCATTCTTCCAATGGCATCCTGCTAAAAGCCACCGGCCAAAGCATGGACGAACTCCTAAACTCACTATGGATGCACCCAGACACCAGTAGCGTCGTGCCCGGCTCACCGTAATCAGTGAATCGGATAATGTTGACGATGTCTGATGCTCCCAACTGGATCAACGGCACATTGCCTGTTGATGCAATAATTGGAATTTGTACAACACGGTCATGAAATTGCATAGATGGTTCGTCGGGTAAGGTAAATGTGTATAAACCCTTCTCAAGCAAACCAGAGTAGCGATTCTTTGGGGCCGTATCAGCAAATAACGTCGGAAAATAATTCAAGTTCTGCAATCCTGACCAACCCTTGTCCTTAGAGGACTGGGAATAGTAGAATGCCTCTACAGATCCCTCCTTGCTGAGAACAGCCGTTGTGTTCGAAAAACAAACGCCAACAGCATTGGCACGCATTGAATTGTATATCATTGGCGCTGTCTGAATTTCCGGTGGTTGTATCAAAGGCGCCAGAATATCTGCGAACCCTGTTGACATTGTTTCAGAACTATAGCCAATATGTATGGCATGGAGCTCCGGAGTGGTCATGCCAGAGTCTAGGCTGCAGGTGAGGGCTTTGGGTCTCCAAAAACCGTAAAAATTTGCCCAACACCAGTACATCCTCGTTGGATCCCCAAATTCCGAAAAGAAATCAGGATGGAGCCCAGAGGGTGTAACTACGTCGAGCCTTTTGGTGGTTGTGTGCTCTGTGGTGAAATCACGTGTAAACTCTACATCCAACCAATATGTACCTTGGGTAGTAATCTCAGCATTCAGCTCAATAGCTAAATAACCGGAACCCCCAGGGGGCAACCAATACCAAGGTTCATTCGTTTCACAGTCAACCGCAAGCAAGGGTTGTAAAGTGCCAGCCATAGCTGTAATCTTCCAATCGTCAACATCAGAAATCGTAGAAGCTATGTCTAGTGAGCTACCCTGGAATTGCGGGAAAGCTAAACCAACTGGTGTGTATTCAAAATTCACAAAACCATTTAGATTTTGCGTCATCCACAAAGGTGCAGCTGGTTGCCTGGCCACGATTGCATAGGCACTTGTGCCCGAAGCTACTTGGGCGGTAGTTGTGAAAGGCATTGAAAGGATAGACGTGTGTTCAACCTGAGGGTAAGTGGGTACGCGGAAAGGCGGGTGCAAGGCAGGCACTGCAATAGACTGAACTATTGCAGAACCCCCCTGCACACGTCGAGCCGCATTGCGGTACCTGAGGTCGGATGTCAGTGGGCGCCGCGAATTGGTTAGGCGGCGCTGTCGTGTTTGTCGTCGTTGCATGGTAAAGATAATAGCTGTTTGAACTCTCGTTCATAATTGCAAATGGCAAATTATCTTGTGGTCAGGGTGAGACAAATTCATAACCCTTTCATGTGGATCCTGGCCCTCTATGTCCAACATGTATTGAACAATTGGGTGATGCAAAACTGCACAACCCTTGAAAATGGGCCACTCGAAACTGAGCGCTGAAAAAGGAAGCTCGTATTTACACATGAAACCCAATCGCCAATTGACGTCTCTTGCCACGGTCGTTTGTGGTGTCAACCACCATTGAGAATCTTTATCGTCGAAAGAAAACTTAGGGTTCTTCTTAGTGTATTGCAACTTAAGAAACTTCATCATCATGGGGAAGCCATGGTATACAGGCCAGAATGCAATACACAAGCTGGACCTATAATCTTCTGCGTGTTTTGGGTGCAGTCTCTTGGCAGCCCACATGAGCTTGCGTAATTGCCTAGCGGGATGTGGCACGAACTGGTAATCCCCGTTGTGCCTGGGCCAAATGCCCAGTGAAATGAAAGACACATGCAAGGGATCGTTGAAAATTGCTCGAATGGGAGTGATGCCAAGCAGGGCTTCTCCATGTGAGAGTGCTGCTGCTAGGTCTCTAGGGTCGGGCAAATCCCGAAAAGAATAAAATCCTAGATAATCATCGCCCATAAACAATGCTCTTACACAATTCGGTCGCAAATGTACAGGTAATCCTAAGACTGTACATACGCAAATTATGATTGAAACAATCGTGTTGCCTACACTAGTGTTCCAATCACCACTAAGTCTCTTCATGACTGTGTCATAATATATTCTAAATATACCGCTGGCATTTTTGCAAGATATTTTGCCTCGAACCCACTCACACCTAGCCTTGAAAGACTTAGCTGAATCCAATTTCAGCATTTCATAAACAAGTCTCTCGGCCTTTAGCGTAGGTTCTTGCATGGTGCTGTCCCAATTCTTACCATCTCGTTCATCAATCAATGTTCTTTGTGATTGGTGTAGCCAACTGGTAACAAGATCGCTGAGATCATTATGGTTGTAACCACCAGCATACACTAATTGGAACTGGACACCTTCAATGTTGAAAGTTTCTTTCGACAGCATTTTGAGTGCTTGTGAAATCGCTCGATATTCCGCTGGATTCTCATAAGCTGTACACTCATTCTGATTCCCCTGTATCAGACGAGCTTTGCTTGGTACTTTGTGGTTGACTTCAAATTTAACGAATGATTTGGCCTTGTGATATTCAGGTTGATCAAAAACCTTGCTTTTGTCAATTTGGGCCAATTTCGTCCTTTGTTTTCCCACACGCCATTCATCACGCAAATTTTGTGTTAATGCTGCATCATACGCCAAGCGCAACGGTTGCTTCAAATGACGCAAAAACACATTGTATGTGACCCTTGTGGCCACGTTATCCGGTAGGGCAAGGTGCCTCTTGCACAGTGCATTGTATGCATTGGTTGGGCACTGGGCCAATGCACACGGCACGCCGAAGCTCACTCCAACTCCACAGGGACCCCGGGGGTGGGATCGGTCAATACCAACTGCAAAACCACCCGGAGGAAAAAGCAGAGTAATATCGCCTTGAATACAGTCGGTATACAAAGAAGCCGTAACAAGGCAATCACAGGATAGAGCATCGGGCTTTGTGTGTATTTTGCAACTTGGGTCGAGGCCAAATGCCTCAGTACGCCCAAGACAGCAGGCAGGCAAATAAGTGCAAGGGTCGAATTGAATGATGAGTCTGGCGGGGCTCGGGCCTGTCCGTGGCGTAATCGAAAAACCAGCTTAGATGCGGATTTGACGGTGTTGTGGGCAATTCTGATCGGGAAACCTCGGCGGAGCATGGTCGCTTTGGCCGTGCTCTCAGCTTGATCCTGGTCCTTCTCTTTCGATAACAGCAAAGTAGCTGCTGCTTTGCCCAATTCCTCAGTATCGACATCAACGGCGTCCAACGCTTGCGGTTTTAGCAACTCGGGCTTGTTGAACTGGGCCGTAAAAGTTATGGCCAATTGCTCCTTAGTATCGTCCTTTGTTACCACAGAGCTCTTGATCCTCATTGCCACAGTCATTGTGTGCAGGAACGGCATGGGTTCTGGCTCTTGTCGCGAAGCCATCTCGCATCTCATGGCAGCGGCCGTCGCCGCGATGGAACCCACTGCTCCAATTGCCGCAGTCATGCATTTTGTTCCCAAAGCCGATCCAGTGGCTGCTAACGCACCGCCTATGGCACCAACCACCGCTGCTGTACCGAAAAAAGCTAAGGGCTTGTTCCTAGCGGCCTCTTCATAAGTGGCACCGTTAATGGAGCAATGCGTGCCGCCATTGGCAAGGATGGCCCCGATGTCATTCCCATGGTAGTGCGTGCCCGCTGGGTGCAATGGTGCTAATACCACTTCAGGCAAACCCGTTAGCCTTTCCCTGGCTTTAGTTTTGAATCGCTGCCATTTCGATCCAAAGTCACGCGCCCATTTCCATTCATATTCGGGTCTCTCAAGGGGCACTTGTGCACCAGGTCGTGGTACGTGGCAAATGCAGTCAATACTGCTGAATTGCGTGGCCATCTGTTCGTAGTCGCGCTGATCAAAATAGTACGCTACATGGCAACACATTGCATGCACATCGTCCTGTGTGCGATTTGGGTGGCCGTACCACCATTTCGATATGCAATCACATTCACTGGCTTTGTGGTTGCAAAAATTGATTTTATCCTTCTTGAAGGTGCGCCATTTCGTGACATCATGGAACTTATCACAAGCGCCATCACTAAAAACCAGCCGGTCTCCTCGGTCGTTGTCCTCAGGCTCAACTTTAGGCATGGTTACGAACATGAACACTTCTTTAAATTCAGGCAAATCACGCATTTCAGCTAGGCGGACTGCACCATACGCCGAAGCACCAACTTCCACGACTAATTGCTGCCTGCCACTATTCAAACCTAACCTGGCGGCTTGGTTTAACTTGGTCGTCATCATGTCAAAATGCATGGCATCTTTGGTGCCCGCCAAAATTCGGTGAACTGGTGCTTCAGTGATTTCGAAGCCACCACGCGTCCACGTAGTCTTCTTGACACCATTCATCAGATTGCCCTGCTTCTGTTGGAATAGCGGGCTCTTGCCTTTTTTTGCATCTTTTGATACTACTGGTGTCTCTTGAGCGGCTGGTGTCGCCGTTGGTACTTCAGTTGGTTGTTCCGCGGGCTCTACTATTTCATCAGCATCATCCTCCCATGTTTCAGGGACGGCCTTGGCCATATATGGCGCTAGCAAGTCGGTATGTCCTTTAAGGTAAGCGCCCATTGCTTGATGATACATAGCATGGTTGTCCGGATCTTTGCGGATAATATCATCCAAAACGGCTTTAACTTTGCTCAATTGTCGATCAAATTCGACCTTGGCGGTGTCCAGTAACTGCGGACACTTGTCCAACTTCTTCAGCACCTTAGCGCGCATCTCATTGCCCTGAGTGATTGCAGCGGCCAACTTATTCAAAAGTTCGTCAGTATTAGGAACTACAGTTACTTCTTTAGCCGCTATCTTTGCCGTCATTCCACTTAACGGCTCAGGCGCTTTGTTTTTGGGTGCTGGTTTCTGTGCCCATTGCTTGTCAGGGACGAGTTTTTTGGTGACCGGGTAAGTGCCACGAACGTCTGGGTACTTGGCCAGATACTCTTTCATTTCCGTGACGATTTTGTCGCGCTTGCTGTCGAGTAAAAACTTCATCTGACCATTATAAACACCATTGATCACTTCGTGGTATTTTTTAACAGGGTCCATCAAATCCACACCGCGCTCGGATTCTCCCCGAGCCAATGGCGGTATCTCTGCATTATGATCCAAGCAGATTGCACGGACTTTGGCCCATACGTCTTTGCGAATTTGGGTGACCACATCGGCTCCCGTGGTCTTCGCATCCAACTTGATTGTGACGTCAAACTTCACTGACATTGTTGTTTTGTATTGCAGAACTTGTTTAAAAGAAAAAGAAAAAGAAAGCAAAAGAAATGAATTGGTACTACAAGCACAGCTTGAGTCCAATAGCG